TTGGATCAAAACCACTTTCTTGCATCACAAAATCGTTCAACAAGCAGAGTAAAGGAAAAGAGAGAAGGGAACCCATAAGTTGCCCTGATGTTTGCACACCAGAACATCCAGGGTAATCTATCAGATGAGAACTGACCTCCCAACGAGCCCACTTTTTTGTAGGTTCATGGTCGATACAGTCCAACAGTCCCTCTAATAGAGCCTCAGTGGCCCACATAGGGAAATTGTCGGTGGCGGCGGTATAATCTCCGCTCAACCAAACTGGTTCATCTTCTAGAATATCTCCTTTCTCCAGAATCCGTTTTATAACCTCTTCTATTCGGTAAATCCAAGGAAGAGTCTCCTCTGCAAAATCTTCAAGATCTTTCACTCCATTCGTCAGACAGAATTGGGGACACCTCCCTAATCCAGCCCAGAGAGCCTTTTGGAAAGGTTGAAGCACTTTCGTGTCAACCTCTCCTAAGGTGATCATCCGGACCTTTAATGGTTCAGGAATGGCATGCGCTTTTACGCGCGGCTGACTTTTAGGTGGATTAATCGGAAAATCCAATGATATTGAATCACAATGATCCATTATCTTTGGGTTAACTTCTTCAATTAAGGGATCCCAAATTGGGCCCTCAGAAGTCTTTCGGTAGTCCACTTTGAATGAGTGAACCCATTGAGTCCACGAATCATGGAAAGTTCGCTGATGAAAATCAAATTTCTTCTCAGCACCGGTCAATACTCTTTTCGCTAATTCTCCAAATGTGGGAATCGGTAATCCGAGTGATCGATATTCTTTCATATCCGTGGATTTTGGTGGACCCCTTCCGTCTAACGGATAGTTACAGGTCCAATGGGTTTCAGAACTTGAGGAATGTTTCTTCTCATAAAACTGGCCTTGAGATGGAAAGACCTTCAACACATAGGGTGTTACTTTTGGAAAGAAACCCACTTTGGTTTTCTCTACTAATAGAGGAAGATCAAATCTTCGCCAAAGTGCGGTGGTATCTTCCAAAATGACTCCTTGCGTTGGGTTCCGGACATTGGGTGTCCCATATCCCATATTCGACGTCACAATGACGATCGGAGATCGGAACTTCTGTCCTTTATCTGACAACTCGGCCATTGGGAGAACGTAATCGTTCACGGAGACTAATGTCATAAATTCCGCGAGATCAGTTCGATCCTCAACGTTTTGACCGAAGTCATCGAGAATGACCACAGGTTGACCATGGTATCCATCCCAATGAGAAGTACTACACGAACGAGAATATATGAAATCTTCACGGGTTAGACTGGGAGCAATAAACTGCCTTAATTCTGAGACAAGTCTCTGAACTATTGTGGATTTTCCACTAGCAGGTTGCCCAAACAGTCCAATCACAAAAGGTTCCATCCGAGCATTTTCGGTATCCTCCATCATCCCGATTAAGGGATGTCGATTAGATCGACGGAGGGTTCCGTTGGCTATTAATCCTTTTCGGTTTCCGCCTTCTCTTCGATTTTTCTCTATTGAGGACATCGAATTTGGAAGACTGGTCCGGTAAGGATCGTAGTCACAACACTCGGAAAAGAACTTCCGTGCATGACTCCGGAGACGGTCGTAGAGATATGGATCTTTGGGGATTGTTTCCTCTTCAGGACGACATAATGATTGGCAATGCTTTTCATATGCGTCTTTTATCATTCCTTCATCGACAGGTGCACATAGTGCCTTCGATTGAAGAAGATTAAAGTAGAAACTTACCCTTCTTTCCTTCTGGGATTCTCCCTTTAAGAGTTTATCCAACTTATTCTGTGTAAACACAGGAAAAAGAGGAATGGACTTTTCTAGGTACCCTTCAGGAAGATCTTGATCCATTTGATAAGAAAAAGTTCCCGCTAGGGATAACTTAATCAACTTCACATAATCTTTTTCAGCCAACCCTTTTGGGAAGACTCGGAGATAGTGAAGAATCAAATCGAATCTACGACGTTTAGAAGTGCAAGATTTCCGAACGGCTCGAACTACCAGTTGGGGATAACCTTTCCGGTAAGAAACCTTCGAGAATGTTCGTGATGTATTCAGTGGTTTATCATATTGAAGCACAGGAAATGTTTTGGTGCAGGGAAAACAGACCTTGAGATTGAAATTAATCATCGCTTGGTCGACTGCATCTGACAATCCTAAAATATGCTTCATACGAGGGTAATCAGCCACATAATGAATGGTATGACCGTACTTTCGGTATCCAATGACATCTTCCAATTTATGGAACTCTGTAAACGTGCGAAGCACTGAGAGAACCTTGGGGAGTGTCAAGGATCCCAAATGACGGCAATCAGACAGGAATTTCTTCCGTCTTTTACCATCCCACTTAAGTGGCAACCGAGACGCTTTTTTGTAAATTGCGTTCGGATGTAGGATGACGTGTGAACGTTGTCCGAGGCGAATGAACCTTAGACAAGATTCGAGATCTATTGATAAAGATCTCAGAAATGAATTATGCCTGAGGCCAGGTTGATCTCTCTCCATAGAGAAGAAGAAACCTTCCAAGCCTGTAATTTGACCACTCAATTCCAAGACATCACGTCTTGGGCTATGAGGAGCTTCAGATTTTTCTGTAGCAAGTCAAAGTTTAACCCACCAATCAACTCAAGTTGGTAGGCGAGGTAAAGCCTGGCTGGACTTCACCAATTTTCTGGTGACACGCCGATTGGTCGTTGCCTAAGTCAGAATTAGAATCCTTCTAAAAGAGGGGGGAAACCTCCTTTAATAAAGAGATTCAAACCTTCTGATATGGTTAACAACATACTAATCAACTATGTCTGGATCTAAGATCC